GGTACATAAAAGATAGAAAGCTTAATGTATATGCAGCAATTGACTTTGCGTTCTCATTAAGGAAACAAGCCGACTATACTGCATTAGTAACTGTTGGTGTAGATTCTCAAGGTAACTTTTATGTCTTAGAAATAGATAGATTTAAAACAGATCGTATTGTTGAATACTATAATCACATTGTAGCTGCACAAGAAAAGTGGGGTTTTAGAAAGCTAAGAGCAGAGATTACAGTAGCTCAACAAACTATTGTAAAAGAGTTAAAAGAGAGTTACCTTAAACCTAATGGTATCCCTCTATCTATAGATGAACATAGACCTACTAGACATCAAGGAGATAAGAATGAGCGTATTAATGCTATACTTGAGCCTAAGTATGATAACCTACAGGTATGGCACTATAGGGGCGGTAACTGCCAAAGTCTTGAAGAAGAACTAGTAATGAATCATCCTCCACATGATGATATTAAAGATGCACTAGCTAATGCTATTGCTATTGCTGTAATACCTAAAGTACACATGGGATCTTTCTCTATAGGAAAGAATGTAGTGACCCATAGTCGCTTTGGTGGTGTAAGTTATTAATTAAGGAATAATTATATGGCAGGTAAAGTCGCACAAATTAGAGAGTTACTAAATAGAGATACTATGGCAAGAACATTGTCAGGTCTCTATAATAACTGGTGGACACAGCGTCGTGAAAAAGAAGCAGAGTGGAGAGAACTTCGTAACTACCTATTTGCTACTGATACTACCACTACTACTAATAGTAAACTTCCTTGGAAGAATAAAACTACTCTTCCTAAACTTACACAAATTAGAGATAACTTGCATGCTAATTACATGGATGCTTTGTTTCCCAATGATAACTGGTTAAAGTGGGAAGGTTATAATCTAGAGTCAGTTACAGCTAAGAAACGTATTGCTATTGAAGCTTACATTAAAACTAAACTAAGAGAGTCTGAGTTTAGAGAAACAGTATCTAAGTTACTATATGACTTCATTGACTATGGTAATGTATTTGCTGATGTTACTTTTGTAGATAAGAAACACATAGACCAAGTAACTGGTGAAGAAGTAACTACATACAGAGGACCTAAGTTAGAGAGAGTTTCTCCCTTTGATATTGTATTTAACCCTACATCTAGTTCATTTAAAGACTCTCCTAAATTCACACGCTATCTTAAAACAGTAGGTGAACTAAAGAAAGATCTATTAACTCGTCCAGATCTTAACTATGATAAAGCTGCCTTTGATAAGGCTATCAATGCTCGTAAGAATATCTCTGCCTTTAAAATGGAAGATGTTAATAAAGCAGAAGCTTACTTATTCGAAGGCTTTGGCTCACTTCAAGAGTACTATCAATCAGGTCTAGTAGAGATACTAGAGTTTGAAGGTGATATCTATGACGAAGTAAATGATACTTTACATGAGCGTCGTATTATCACAATCATAGACAGGTCTTATGTTATTAGAAACATAGAGAATCCTTCTTGGTTAGGTAGAGATACTAAGCACCATGTAGGTTGGAGAGATCGTCCAGATAACCTATATTCAATGGGTCCTCTAGATAACTTAGTAGGTCTACAGTATCGTTTAGATCACTTAGAGAACTTAAAAGCTGATGCTCTAGATCTAACAATCCATCCCCCACTAAAAATTAGAGGTGATGTAGAGCCCTTTGAATGGGGTCCTGAAGCTACTATCCATATACCAGAAGATGGTGATGTAGAGGCTATGGCTCCTAATAGTGCTGCCTTCCAAGTAAACAATGAGATTGCTGCTTTACTAAATATCATGGAAGAAATGGCAGGTGCTCCTAAAGAAGCTATGGGTATCAGATCTCCAGGTGAAAAGACTGCTTTTGAAGTACAACAACTTCAGAATGCTGCAGGTAGAATCTTCCAACACAAGGTAAATAAATTTGAAGTAGAGTTACTAGAACCAGTAATCAACTCTATGTTAGAGTTAGCTAGACGTAACATTGACTTAGTAGAGATAGCAAAAGTGATTGATACAGACCTAGGTGTTGCAGACTTCTTATCTATTACTAAAGATGATATTACTGCTAAAGGTAAACTACGTCCTATTGGTGCAAGACACTTTGCAGCAAGAGCTCAGCTAGTACAAAATCTATTAGGTGTATTTAATAGTCCTATAGGTCAACAGATTGCTCCTCATGTTTCTGCTAAACGCTTGGCACAAATGGTTGAAGAGTATATGGGTTTTGAACAGTATGACTTCATACAAGAGAACGTAGCTGTATTTGAGCAAGCTGAAACTCAAAAGTTAGTTAATCAGGTACAACAAACTCTTCAAGTAGAACAGGCTACTCCTGTCGAAGAAGATATGTTGATGCCTCAATAAAAGACTTGACTTTTGTATATTTGTATGTTATAATAGAGTTATGGATTTAAAATCAGAGAAAGCAAAAGATTTAACTAAAAGAGAAGTATTTATCTTACTTAAAGAATATCTAGAAGAACAGATTGAGTTATCTAGACGTAAGACTTTATCAGAAGATAACTTCTCTTTGCCAAGTTGGTCTGAGTTTCAAGCTTATCAATTAGGAATCCAAAGAGCTTATTCTAAGCTCAAAGAAGCAATACCTGACCAAGGAGAAGGCAAGTGAGTAATGAAAATATTTTTGATAATCAGACCCCTGAGAATCAAGAACCAGTAGTAAACCAAGCACCACAATTTCAGATTCCGACAGAAGCTTCTGAGTTAGTTGGAGCGGGTAAGAAGTATCAATCAGTAGAAGATGCACTTAAATCTGTACCTCATGCACAAAAGCACATTCAGACTTTAGAGACTGAGTTAGCTAATGTAAAAGAAGAATTAAGTAAGAGAGCTACTACTGAAGAACTACTTCAAGAAGTGAGATCAGGACTAACTAGAGAGGCACCACCTCAGGCAGTAGACTTTGATCAAAATAGATTATCTCAAATTGTTGAACAAACATTGGATAATAAAGAAAAACTTAGAGTAGCTAAATCTAATGCAGGATCTGTTGTTTCTAAATTTACTGAAAAGTATGGAGAGAAAGCAGAAGAAGCTTATTTAACTATTGCTAAGGAATCTGGTTTAACTGTTCAGCAATTAAACTCTTTAGCTGCAAGCTCCCCAGGAGCAGTACTAAAGTTAGCTGGTTTAGGTAACCAACAGTCTACTCCTGTAGCTACCCCTCAGGGAACTGTTAATACACAAAGTGTAGGTAATACTCAAGCTAATGCTAATTTAACATCTAGAGTTCCTAAAGGAGCTACAACTAGAGATATGGTATCTGCATGGAAAGTAGCTGGCGAAAAGATTAAACAAACAGCAAATACTTAATATTTAATTAAACAAAAAGGAATAACAAAATGTCACAATTAACAAGTAACACAACTGCTTTTATTGAAGCACAGCAATACTCACAATTTATTTTAGATAACTTGCATGACTACTTACTACCTGAAGGTATGTGGAGAGATGTATCTGACTTCGGTTCTGGTACAAACCTTAACATTAAAACAGTTGGTACTGTAACTCTTCAAGATGCAGCTGAAGATACTCCATTAGTATTTAACCCAATTGATACTGGTACTATCTCTTTAGCTATTACTGACTACGTTGGTGATGCTTGGAAAGTATCTGATGATCTACGTGAAGATGGTTCACAAGTAGATTCATTGATGGCTATGCGTGCTATGGAATCTACTCGTGCTCTAGGTGAGAACCATGAGTCTCGTTTCTTAGGCGTAGCTGGTACTGCTCAAACTGCAGCTAACGTAAACTTAGTAAATGGTCGTCCACATCGTTGGGTTGCAGGTGGTGCTTCTGCTTCTACTCGTGTTATGACTCTATCAGATTTCATTGCTATGAAACTAGCATTTGATAAAGCTGGTGTACCTGCTGGTGGTCGTATTGCTATTGTTGACCCAATCGTTGAAGCTACTTTAAATAGCTTGACTAACTTGGTTAACGTATCAAACAACCCAATGTTTGAAGGTATCGTTACTGAAGGTTTCTCTCGTGATCACAAATTCGTTAAGAATATCATGGGCTTTGATATCTGGACTTCTAACTACTTGCCAGTTAAAACAGCTACTGAGGCATTAAACGCTTCTTCTTATGGTCTAGCTAATGATACTGCTGAAATTGGTGACGTTGCCAACGTATTTATGAGTGTTGCTGATGATAGCACTAAACCTATCATGCATGCATGGAGACGTAACCCAGTAACAGAAGGTTGGAGAGATAGTGAAGAACGTGCTGATAAATTCCAAGTAACTTCACGTTTTGGCTTTGGTGCTCAACGTTTAGATACTCTAGGTGTTATCTTAACTAGTGGTACTACTTACTAAGTATTAGTGGTAGGGGGTTATTTAGGTAACCCTCTTCTCTAAATCTTAAATCTAATTATTAAAAGGAAATAAAATGACTTTCGAAATTGATGCAAAACGTGGCGTTGCAAACCACTATGGTGTTCGTACTACTAACCAGAAATTTGGTGGTCAAGTAGATGACGATCTAATTAAAACAGCTGCTTGGACATTCTCATACAGCGATCTACCTGCAGGTGGTACTAATAAACTTCAGTATTCTATCCCAGCTTACGCTAAGATTTTGAATGCTCGTTTAGAAATCATTACTGCTTTCACTTCTACTTCTACTACTACTGATTTAACAGTAGGTTTAGAGCAAGCTGATGGTACTGATATCGACTTAGACGGTTTGGTAACTGCTGCTAATGCTACTCAAACTACAATTGCTGCTGTAGGTTTGATCACTGGTTCTGGTGCCTTAGTTGGTGCTTCTATCGGTGCTGCTGCTGGTGAAGTTGTAGTAACTCCTTCAGAAGCTGACTTACTAACTGGCGAAGCTCGTTTAGTAGTTCAATACTTACCAGTTGCTCCTTAATAACTAGGTAATAGACTAGGGGAGCTTCTACGACAGAGGCTTCCCTTTTTTTAAGGAAAAGAAATGACGATACAACATAAATTAATTACAGATCCAGACATACATGAACCTAAAGGTACTTCTACTGCTCTTACCCAGCAAGTATATGTAGCTAATGGAACTGGTAGTGGTAGTTGGCAAGATCAAAAGCCAGCAGGTACATTAACAGCTGTAGCTAATAAAGTGTATGTAACTAATGGTGCAGGTGCAGGTACCCTACAATATCCAGCAGGTAAGTTGTATGCTGATATGTATATAGATGGTGGTGTAACCTCTCAGACTCTTTCTGCTAGTTCTGCCTATGCTAAATTAGATCCAGGTTCTGAATGGACTGCAGGTGGATACAAAGGGCTTACAATTAATGGTACAGATGGTACTATTACTTTAACAGAAGCTGGTACCTATATGGTTAACTTTTGGGTTGCTTTTACAACAGCATCTGTAGCTACAGGTACAGTATATAATTTTAAATATGCTATTAATGGTACTCCAGGATCAAGAATCCTTAAAGTAAGTAAATATACTAATGGTGCAGATTTAATCTCACTATGTGCTACAGGTATTGTAACTGTTTCAGCTAATGATGTGTTATCTGTTCATGCAGCAGGTGATGCTACTTCTTCAGGCACAGCAATTATTGTACGAGAAGCAGGTTTAACTGCACTTAGGTTATCGGAGTAGTATATGGCTAAAATGACTCTTCTTGAGATTGTACAAGACATCTTATCAGATATGGATTCTGATGAGGTAAACTCTATTAATGATAGCGTAGAGTCTTTACAAGTAGCTCAAATGATTAAGTCTACTTACTACAATATTATTGATGGTAAGGATTATCCTTGGCTTAAAGAATTGTTTCAGTTAGAGCCTAGTGGTGTAGCTTCTAAGCCTACCTTCATGAAGTTACCTAGTACAGTAATTGATTTAGAGTGGATAAAGTACAATGCAATTAAGCAAGGTGAGACTAAGAATAAGTTAACTAAAGTTCTATATAAAGATCCTGAGGCTTTTCTTGAGATTACAGATAAAAGAGATAGTACTGCTACTAATATTCTAGTAGAGACTGATTCTAGTGGAGTGAAGATAAATGCATTTACAGACAGAGCTCCTCAATACTTTACTTCCTTTAATGACGAAGATCTTGTGTTTGACTCTTATGACTCTGACGTTGAGACAGCATTACAGAACTCTAAGACTCAGTGTTATGGTAAAAGATCAGTAACCTTTTCTTTATTAGATACTTTTACTCCAGATCTACCAGTACAAATGTTCTCTTATCTTTTGAATGAAGCTAAGTCTAATTGTTTTGCTGTACTCAAACAGTTACCTAATATTAAAGCAGAGCAAGCATCTATGTCACAAAAGCGTAGAATGAGTCAAGAAGCTTGGAGAATTAAACGAGGTATCTCATACCCTAACTACGGGAGAAAGTAAATGTTAACAACTGATACTTCTTTTATAAATAAAGAAAAGTATAGTAAGTCTACTGTGAGTAAGAAAAAGAAACCTAAACAAACTAAAAAGAAGCCTAAATGAAAACATATACAACTCCTAATGGTAAAGAAATTCAAATCGTAAGAGATCCTAAGACAGCTCACATTAAGATTCAGTTTGGTTCAGGTGGTGAGTTACCTCAAGAGCTTACTGGTTTCTATACCTCAGAAGCATTTGCATCAAGAGCTATTGTTGGTTATCTTGAGGGTTTAGCTAAACAACCTGTAGAAGTAAAACAAGAAGAAGAAGTAGTTGAAGTTAACTAAAAGTAAAGTAGCTCCTAGCAAGGAAGACTAAATGGCATCTGCTACCGAAAAGGTTTACAGGAGTTTTGTTAAGGGTATAATAACAGAGGCTAGTCCTCTTACATTCCCTGAGAATGCTTCTATAGACGAAGATAACTTTGTTCTTAATAGAACAGGTTCTAGATTTAGAAGACTAGGAGTAGACTACGAGGACTATGGTGCTCTTACATCTACTGGTTTTGCTACATCTATTCTCTCTTCAGGTAAACAATCTTTTCATAAATGGACATCACCTGGAGGCAGTTCCACTGTTTCTATAGGTGTAGTTCGTATTTATAATAAACTTTGGTTTATGGACTTACTTGCAAGTAGTCCTTCTGCAACTCTATTAAATGGTGGTGCAGCTTTAACTATAAGTGGTTTAGCTAATAGTGATTTAGAAACTTCTATTATCAATAATAGTTTAGTTTTAGTATCTAAAGATTTACCTTTACCTATACTTCTGACTTACAATCCTACTACTGATACAGTAACTCAAGCTCAAGTATCTATTCTTACTAGAGACATTTGGGGTATAGCAGATAACTTAGGTATAGATGAGCGTCCTACTACTTTAAGTAATCTTCATAAGTATAATTTACGTAACCAAGGATGGTCTCCTAGAATTGAGACTGTAGGTGGTGCTGATGCTATTGATAAGACATATACTGATCTATCTTTCTATCCAAGTAATGCAGATATCTGGACTCTAGGTAAAGATGGTAACTCAGCTAGTGCTTCTTTTGAATTCTATGTACCCTCAGTACTACAAAAGAACTCTGTAGCTAATTCTCTAGTATCTAGAGGTAGTCACATTATTGATGCCTTTACTAGAGGCAGTCAAAGAGCTACCCTTACAGGTCTTTCAGGGTTACCTACTGATCA